TCGGTTACTTCTTTATTGATGCCTGGTGCTGGTCTAAAATTAACTAATGGCATTCAGCCACTATACTATGTTTTTTTAGCAAATAAAGAGCCAACATGGCCTTTGAAAGCTCTATTTCCAAAGTGAGTTAGAGGCATCGCAACATCTGCCCATATCTCCCCTCCACACTCTTGCCATAGCCTTGAGAAATAGTAATCTTCTGAAAGATATCTTTTTTTCCCATTGGTTTCATAAGGACCAACGGCAAATAAGTCATAGCAATTATCTGAACTAAAACTTTTGCCATTAATAATTTGATCAGATTGATATTTTCGCTCTGGAAACTTTTTCATCATTGTTCTAAACACTTCTCTTTTAACAAGCATCATTCCTGTGGCAGCTTCAGATACCCTACAAAAACCGTTTTCCATTTGAATATTTTTAGGATCATCAAAATTAAGATTGTATCCTAAAGATTTTACTTCCATTTCCTCCTCTGTGGCGTTTGGGTTTTCTTTTAGTAGTTCTTTAATTTTTTCAAAATGAACATGTTTACGAGGATAGATCCCGCATACTACATCTTTATCTGCACATAAAAGTCGTTCAATGGTTTGAGCACTAAAACCAATATCAGCATCTATAAACAATAAGTGAGTAGCAACATAATCTGTTTGATCCATCATCATGGAAACAATAGTATTTCTGGCTCTAGTAATTAAGCTTTCGTTGCCCATGGTTTGTACTCTCATTCCAACTCCTTTAGCCATGGACCATTGTTGTAGTTGTAGTAATCCATGCATAGTATTCTCTGTTAGCATCCCGCCATACATAGGCATTCCTAAAAATATTTTAAAATTCTTATCTTTAAGTTCTTCTGGTTTTATCATTATTTCTCCTTACCATATTATATTTGTCAACTTATTGATTGGTCTAGTGTCTGACCAAAAACAAATTTTTATTAATTCTTGATTTTTATCTTGTATGTTAGACATAAACTTATATGTCATCCAATACGGAAAGCAGTAAAAATGATTAGGTTTAATTCTTATTGCTTGAGATTTATCTTTGTAAATTAAAACAAGATTTAAATTTTGTGTATCATGAGCATAATAGCAAGTAAAAGTAGTGTTTTGTGTTTCAAATATCCAACTTGTTTCTTTTTTAAATTTAACAAAAGACGTATTATCAGTATGTTTTTGTATTCCTTCAAAAGAAAATTTAAAAGTTCCAGATAAATTTTTTACCATTTGTTCAAAAATATTTTTAAAAAAAACATTCTCTTCTGTATCAAATAATTCCTGTTTATCTGCTGACCATTCAATAACATATTGACTAATCATAGTTCTTTTTTCTCCAGGTAAAGTTTTTGTAATTATCGTATATTTCTGAAAAAATATTAAATTTAGATTTTTCTTTTTTCATAAACTCTTCTTGACTTAATTTTTTTATTTTCATTTTCCAATTGTCTCTTAAAAAAGGAAAAACTAAGCAGATAGGGTGTCCTTTTTCTAAAATAAAAGATTTATCTTTCGGTATAGCTTTTAAAACAAAAGGAAAATTTACTTGAGTGTGAGTGTATAGGTCGGTATCTACAATACCGTCTAGTATTCTTAGCTTATCACTTTCTCTATTAAAAGGATTTGTAAATAAACAACTGTAGTTTTTAGGTGTTTTAATAAACCAAGGATTTAACCATTTGAAAGTCAAAGCAATTTCCCCTGCCCTATAACTTTTTTTCGATGCTTGATAGCCTTGATGCACATCAATACCTATATTCATATTTCCTCTAGACATGTCTGGATTTATTGATCTAGGTATTTCCCAACATATTTCTTCTCCCTCTGACCAAAAAATTATATCCATTGGGTTTTGAATAATGTATCCAGATGTCAAAGTATCTAAAAAAGGAACACATTTTTTCACTGTAGGTTTTTGATAGTTTAAAACCTCTCCAGAATAATTACTCATTTTTTTAAACCAATCAGGTATTTTTTTCTTAGCTGGGACTGGAGGTAAAATCCAATCAGCATAAACTGAACTAAACTCTATTAATCTTTTTTCAAACATCCAGGCAAACCTAAAAAAGGTCTTTTATCATATTTATTTTCTTCCGCTCCTTCAGTTTTTACATCGTTATAGTGTAAAAACACTTGAGCACATTCGTTACCTGTAAAAGCATATCTCCAATGCTCTAAAATATTTCCTTTATAAACTAACATATCTCCAGGTCTTAAAGTAACCTCGACCCCTTCGTTTCCTTTACCTTTAGTAGGATCTAAGTAAATGGGCCAAGGATCGCCTCCTAAATTTAATGTTGTGGATATTTCACAAGAAAATCTATCTATGTGTCTATGCAATATATCTCCATATTTATAGAGTCTAGCATAAGAATAGTTTTCATATAAATTTCTTCCAGTTGCCTTTTCCATTAAAGGTCTCAAACCTTTTAATAAAGTTTCCATCGCAATATCAGCGTAATGACTATAAGTTCCAGGCATTTGGGGATCATCCCAAACACCTAAATAATCAATATAAGGAGATATGACTTTTGTAAATTTCATTGTTTCAACCACTTTTCTTTTCATTTTAAAGTAGTTAAACAAAAAAGTTGCCATCTCATCACTAATTGCTTTTTCGACAATAACATAATGTTGTTCTTCAAATATTTTTGAATTTATTTCCATGGTTCTCCATTATACCAAATAACTATTGATACTCTTTCTCCTTTCAAAACAGGGGTTACTTGATGAAAAACAAAACTAGGAAAAACAATTATTCTTCCTTTGTCTCTTGTTTTTTCATCTTTAATTATTTTATTTTCTATTTTTGTATTGGGACTTGATATTGGATCAAAAAACTCTAAGTCGCCTCCCTCATATTCTGAACCATCCACTAAAGGAATTACTACAGATATTTTTCTTTGTGTTATATTTTTTGTATCTAAAATATCTTGATGCCATCCATAAAACTGTTTTTCTTTGTACTTTGTAAATTGAATTAACTCTGGATGCGATATATTAAAGTTCCAGCCTACTTGTTTATTTACTTCATAAATAAAAGGAGTTATCCAATCATATATCCAAACATCATTAAGCCATGTTATTCTAGAATTTCTAACTTTTTTATTTACTTCATTATTAGATACTTCTCCGTCTTGTTCTTTTTGAGCAAGTCCTCTTTGTATGATATCATTACAAAAATGAGAAGGAAGCACGTCGTTACTAAAAACGTAATTGTTATTCACTATCATTTCTTTTTTAAAGAAATATTATAATTTTTTAGGATAATGTCAACGTAGGGAAGGATAGATTGTTTTCGTTATAAGTAACAGATTCATCAGGGTAATCTCTTAGAGCCTGTCTATATGTTTTTATCGCAGTCAAGTTAGATGATTGATCTGCTGCTTGATAAGGACTATCTTCCATCACCATCCAATCGCATTCAGCTAAACGATCGTTTCTCATTTGTCTAACTTCATCGATGGATAAAGGTTTATACTGATATAAAGTAGAAGAGGAAACATCGTAGTACCAATTATATGCTACACTATCGTTAGATACTTCTATGTACTTAGTGCCCATAGCACTTGTTGGTCTTGTGTCCTCTATTTGCGAGACTCTATTATTTGAATCAATTAAAATAAACTTTGCCATTATGATATAAACTCCGATACTCTTACTCTTCCTCCACCACCAGTAGAACCTGGATTAGCGTTAGGGCCTGAGTTGCCACCACCTCCACCACTACCAACTGAAATTGGAACGCTTGGAGAATAGTCTGGTCCTGCAATAACAGCGTAAACGAGACCTCCACCTCCACCTCCACCACCAGTACATGAAGCTGCATCGTTAGCGTTTGTGTTACCACCATTACCACCTTTTCCGTTGTTTCCGTAGGCAGGTTGAGATCCTGCATAACCACCAGATCCACCAGGATTTGCTACACCAGGAGGTCCATTTCTGTTAATTCCATTATTTCCAGAAGCACCAATTTGTTGTATTGCAGCTTTGTTTGAGGAAGTTCCTCCTCCTGCTCCACCACCAGAAGCACCACTAGGAGATTGAGCTGCTTCTCCACCTGTTCCTCCAGAGGCTGAGATTAAAGAACCAAAATTCGAAGTACCTCCAGGGCTACCGTTTCCAGCATTTCCTTGGTTTCTACTATAAGTAGCGCCCGCTCCTCCACCTCCTCCTCCAATAACTTCAACTGAAATCATTTGAGTATCAGCATTAGCAGTGAAAGTTGCAGGGTTAGAGTAATCTGTGCTAGTAACATTACCGATTCCACCACCAGCAGCGTCAGCAAATTCCAATGCTGATCCTGGAGCTGAAACTGTTAGAACTTGACCAGCAGAACCTACAGAAGTTAATCCTGTACCACCATAAGCAGTACCTAAACTTCCTGCGGAAATTGTAGAAGCGTTGTTGAGTGTAACATTAGCAGTTAGTCTAGCATCAGCTAAAGTTCCTGCGGAAATTGTTGAGGCATTGTTTAAAGTTACGTTAGCAGTTAGTCGTGCATCATCGATTGTTCCTGATGATACATTAGAGGCGTTAATAGCAGAAGCGCCTGAAGCGTTTCCTGTGAATACACCACCACTCACTAATGATAGGTTTCCTAAAGAACCTGAGAATAAATCTTTTATAGTGTCTCCTGTACAATACTGAATTGTGTGAGCACCTTGAGTAATAGCAGAACCGTTTGATCCATGTCCTGTTGGAGCTATTGTTAAAGTAAAAGCTCCTGAAGTATTATTGAAAAAGATATAGTTTGACTCGACAGCAGGGACAAAAACAGTAATATCCCCTGTTAAAGTTCCTGTAAATTCAATTACTTTATTAGAAGCTTCAGCGGTGGGATCAGCATTATTTGTTGTTAAAGTGACGTTAGCAGATCCTGCAACAGATTTAGCTAAATAACCTGCTGAGAACGCATCAAGAGTTTCTAAGTTTGTATTGGTATTATTTCCC